CCTTGAGCTTGAGCGCCGTCAGCCCGACGCCGTCGGTGGTGACGCCCGTGATGCCGCCGAACGCCGAGGCGTTGTTGTACTGGACCTGCGTGTCGCTGCCGCCGGGCGTGCCACCGCCGCCGCCGCCCGAGTCGACGTACACGCGGTGCGTGAGCACGCCGAAGGCGACGTGACAGCGCCCGTCCGTTTCGCACTTGCCGACGACCTCGTCACTGGCCCCCGGCGTCGTCACGCGCTCGAGCAGGCCCGCGCTCGAGACGCGCACCGGCACCGCCGAGCCGCTACCGAGGCCGCTCAGCGCTGCTGTGATGTCGCCAAACTCGATGATGTTGATGCCCGTCGACGCGTCGCCGCTCGTCGCCGCGATACCATCGGGGCGGCCGTAGGACGTGCGGTTCGCGGACGTCGCGACGACGTAGCCGTTGCCGCTGTTGACGACGCAGTAGCCGGCGGTGATGGTGCCGGCTGCCTGCGCTACGCGCGCGCCCCAGTTGACGGAGTATTCAGCCACGTCACCGCGCCTCGCTTGCGGCCCACACGCGCAGGATGCCGGAGGCCACGGCCGCCTTGACGATGAGGAACTTGTCGAGGCTCCGATCGATGCGGAGCTTGAGCGGCGGGTTGCCGGCCTCGAGCACCGCGCCGTACGTGTTTGCGAACGCTACCGCGCCGCCCGCGGTGATCTTTGCCGTGTCGTCGAGGTCAGACGCCGTCGCGCTGTGGAAGTAGAAGAAGACATCGCTCGTCTCGGCCTGCAGGTAGAGGAAGACCTCGTTGCGGCGGTCGAGGTCGGCCTCAGGCGTGTAGCCGCCGAGGGCGAGTGCGCTGATGTTGTACGCGCGCGCGGTGGAGTCGACGTCGATGGCGAGAACGGCGCCGCGACGAGGCGGCGTGATGTTGGCGTCTTGCGCCTCTGCGATGCTGCCCATCCGGGCCTCCCAGCGTTACCGCCCTTCGAGGCGGTCCAGAGCACTTTGCTGGGTCTTGGTGGGGATGGGGCGCTTAGGAGCTGTCGCGCCTGGTGCAGTCGGAGGCGGCGCCTTCGCGGCTTCTGCGGAGCCTAGCACATTCGACTGGAGCAGCCTCATGTGCTGGGGTCGCTGCGAGGGCACAGCCGGGAAGTCGAGCAGAGCGCCGAGCTTGGCGCGCTGAGCGTACGGAGGGGCGACCCCGCGGGCGAGCAACTCGGTGAGCCCCTCGGCGGTGCGCTGCTGGAGCTCGGCGAAGGCGCGCGGCATCATGGTCTTGGCGACCTCGACGCCCTCGGGTGTGATCTTCCCGCGCTCGGCGTCCTCGAAGAACCGGATCGGCTTCTCCGCGTACCAGTCGTAGAGGGCGAGCGTGTGCGCTTGCGCGTCGGTGAGACGCGGCGCTGGGTGCGGATCGAACGGGTCCGGGTCGGGCTTGACGGGCACGCGCGCCGCCATGAACGCCGCGAAGTCGGTGAACCGCTGCGTGAGCGCGCCGGCGAGCTGCGGCGCAGTCTGGTGGAGTGGCTCGGTCGCGCGCGTGACGCGCTCGGTGTACGACGCCGGGTCGGCCTGGATCTCAGCGATGCGCTGGAGCGCACGCTGCGCCCGCTCGCGGACGGGCACGGAGTGGAACGACTCAGGCGGCCTCGACGGCGCCGGCTTGGCGAGCAGGCCCTTGGACGCGCGGGTGATGGCCTCCTCGGTCGAGCGAATGACCTTCGTGAGCGTGCCCATCTCGGCCATGCGGTGGAGCAGGACCGCCGCCGCGGCGTTGCCGCGCTCGCGAATGAGCTTGTGACCGAACGCCGACGCCGTGCCCGTCAGGCCGCCGCCGCCCGCGACGCCTGCGAGCATGTCCCGCAGGCCAAGCGACGCGCCCTTGGACATGCGCGCGGCGCTGTCCTCGGCAGCCTCCGCGGCGATGCTGAGGGCCATATAGTCCTTCTTGAGCGCCTTGTACTCGGCGAGCAGCTTGCCCGGCACGTCGCCGCTCGCCTTGTCGAGCGAGTCGGAGACGACGCCCTCAAGGTGCGTACGTAGCTCGCGCAGCGCCGCCACGCGCCCCTTGGGGTCGAGCGTCTTGGCCTCCTGGTAGACGAGCTGGTCGAGCGCCTTGCGCTGCGCGAGCACGTCCTGCACGCTCGCGAGGAGCTTGAGGCCCTTCACTTCCGAGCGCGGAAGCAGCGGGTCGGCGAGGCCGAGTTTTTCGTAGAGGCTCGCGCGGTACTGCTCGACGCCGCTAACGACCGCCTCGAAACCCGCCTTTTTCCGGAGCGGGCCAAGCACCTTGTCGAAGGCGTCTTCCAGGTCGCCGACAGGGACGCGCGCCGGGTTGGCGGCCGTGATCTCCCCGATGCGCGCGCCGACCGTCTCGATCTGCGCGGCGATCTTCGGCAGCATCTGCTCGGGCGTGCCTCCGCGCGCAGCAGCGACCCAACCATCCTCCACGTTGAGGATGCCCTTGCGCATGATGACTTCGCCGACATCGCGCGTGCCGTTCGGCAGGTACTTCGCCGCGCGCTTCGCGAACGCGGTCGACTGCAGGCCCTGGCCGGCGCCGATGGCCTTCCAAGCCTGGTCGTACGCCATGCCCTTCTGCTCGGCCGTCGACGCCAGCTTGTCGATCGCGCCCTTGAACGCGTCGAGCTCCTGCGCTGGCTTGGTCCCCGTCACCTCCGCGATGGCCTTGCCGCTCGCCACAGCGTCATCGACGACCCCGCGCGCCGCGCCCTTCGCGGCATCCTCGGCGCGCTGCCCGGCAGCCGTCACCGCCCGGCCGGCCTCGTCGGCGGTCTCCTTGGCGAGCGTACGTGCCTCGGCCGCCGCGGCGTCGGCGCGTGCGCCCACGGTCGCAACGGTCTGCTCGGTTTTGGTGAGCGCGCGCCCGATGGCGCTCTGCGCCTTGCTCGCCACCGCCTTGACGCCCGACGTGGCAAGCGAGCCCGCGCCGCCCAGCGCGAAGCCGCCGACGGCGCCGCCGAGCGCACCGATGCCCATCGCCGCGAACACCTTTTCGGCCGCAAGCTCGTGGTCGCCGAGCATCGCGTCCGAGACCTGCTCGGCGCCCGCGTACAGCGCGCCTTCGACGGCGCCCCTCGTCGCGAGCTCGCCGCCGGTCGCGAGCGCACGCCCGACCGCGCCTCGCGCCGCGACGCCTGCGAGCCCGCGTGCTGCCGCCTGCTCGGCCACGCCGCCGAGCGCGCTGATGCCGACGCCGGGGATGGCCTTGCCGAGCGCACCCGTGCCAGGGGCCGCCACGGCGCCGCCAAGGAAGCCCGCGAGCTGTCCGGCCGTGTGGAGGCCGCCATGCGCCTCGGTGACGGCCTTGGCGGTCTGCGCGTACGCCTTGCCCGCGTCCTTGCCGCCGACAGCCTCGACGGCCTCTTTCATCCCGACGGACGCGAGCCCGCCGGTCATGCCGCTCGACACGCCCTGCGTGTACGCCTCGAGCTCGGGCGGCAGCTGCCCGCCGGACGCGCGCAGGGCGACGTGCGGGATGTAGCCGAGCGGACCGGCCATCGACGCGACGGTGGCGACCTTCTTCCACGTCGGCTGCGCCTGGTACTGCTCCTCCGCCTGCCGCGCGGCGACCTCCTGCTTGGTCAGGACCCGTCCGCCCGCGCGCGCGACGGCCTCGGCATCCGTCTCGTCGACGGTGCCGAATTCGCCATCCGGGCTGATGACTGCGACGCGACCGGCCATCTACTTCTTTCCGTAGCCCTTGAACGACGCCGGCATCTCGCCCTTGGCGGTGCCGGGTGCGTCGGGGATGGTCTTGACGCGCGCGCGTAGCGCGTTGTTCGTCGCCCTCGAAAACGAGTCGAGCTTGGCCTCCGCGGTGGGCCGCTGGCTCGTGATGTCGCCCGTGGCGTTGAGCGCAAGCTCCATGTCGGGGCCGCTGAGCGCACCGAGCCCGCCGCGGTCCTTGAAGCTGAGCGTGAGCTCGCTCTGGATCGCTTCGAGCCGCGCGCGCTCGCTCGTGCCAGGGATGCGCCAGGCGGTGCCCGAGCGAATCTGCTTCGCCTCGTTGACGAGCTGCTGTGCCTGCGAGACAGACGCCGCAAGCTTGCTCAGGTCCTTTGCCTCGGCCGGGTCGCGCGCGCGGATGGTGTCGCCGTTCGGGAGCTGCACGAGCTCGGCGCGGATGTCCTTCTGCGCGGCCTTGTCGGCCTTGGCGCCCTCGACGAGCAGTTGGCCGGCGACGCCGCGCGACTGCTTGTCCTCCTCGAACCGCTGGCCGCGAACGTCCTTCGACAGCTCGCGCGCCTGCGCCTCGTTGTACGAGATGCCCGTCTCCGGATCGACCCACACGGGGCCTGCCGCCACCTGCCGTGCAGGCATGAAGGCGATGCCCTGTTGGATCTGGTTCACCTTCTCGTCTTGCAGCGCCGCAAGCGCCATGGTCGCGCGGTTCTGCGCGTCCGCGGTCTTCCACATCGCCGCTTGCTGCTGGATCTGCGACTGCGCCGCGTCGAGCGCTGCCGCCCGCGCCGCTGCGCGCGCCGCGTCGACGTTGTTGTATTTCTGCATCGCCATCGAGAACGCGGTCTGCTTGGCGTGCACCGTGTCGCGTGCCGCCTGGAACGAGAACTCCTGCGCGCGGATGTCGCGCGCGATGATGTCGTTGATGGCCTGCAGGCCCTGGTTCGGCGTCCCCGTCTTGCCGCCGAGGTATCCGCCGGCCGCGCCGATGCCCATCGAGAGCATCAGCTTGACCGCCGCGGCGACCTTCGATCCGGTGGTCTCGCCCCCCGCGTAGAACCGCGCCGGGTCCACGTGCATCGACGACAGCGCCTTGACGCTCTTGTCGAAGTCCGCTTGACGCTCGGCCATCTCCTCGGCGCGCTCGGCCGCGGAGTAGTTGGCAGCGTCCTCGCGGATCTTAGCCTTGCGCTCTTGCTCGAGCGCCAGCGCGAAGTCCGCCGCGCCCGTCTGCTCGTTGCGCTCCTGCACCGCCTGGATCGCGCCCTCGACCGCGGCGTTGCGCGCGCCCTGCGCCGCGCGAAGCGTTGGGCCGCGGAGCTCGGTCTCGTGCGCCGGCACGTTGACGACGCCTGCGCCGCGCGCCTGCACGAGCGGGAACGGACGCGGATGGAACGCTGCCTGCGGGGGCTCGGGCGCCGGACCGGGAGGCGGCGGCGGAGGCCCAGCAGGCGCGGGGGGCGGTCCTGCCGGCAGGGCTGGCGGGCTGAGCGAGAAGCCTCCCGCCGCGGCCGTGTTGTCGATGATGCCTCGCTCCGCGGACGGCGGCGCACCGAGCGCGGCGCCCGCCTGCTGCAGAAACGACGGGGCCGGGCCTGCGGGCGCAGGGGTGGCCGGCGCGGGGCCGAGCGACTGATTCACCAGCGCGAGGTAATCGAGCGGCGGGGTGTTCATCGCTTCCCCCGCAGGCGCTGGGCCATGATGCTCATCTGCTGTTTCTGCTCATCGAGCTGTCGCTGCGCCGCGGCGACGCCGCCGGCCACGACCTTGAGCATCTTGTCTCGGTCGAGCGTGAGCAGCCCCGACTCGGGGTCCTCCTTCACGGCGGTGGCCGCGACAGGGTCGGCCGCCATGCGGTTTGCCATCGGGCCGACGTTCACCTCGTGCGGGCTCTGGCCATTCTGCTCGGCGATGCCGGGCTTGTACGTGTAAGGCTGCGCGGCCATCGCGCGGTTGGCGTTCGCGAGCGGTTCGATGGGCGTGCTCGTCTCCTTGCCCGGCGCCGTCTCGGGGCGGTTCTGCTTGATGCGGAGCTCGCGCGCGCCCTGCTCGCGCGGGGCCTCGTTCGGCATGTAGCTCGGGAGCGTCGCGGCCTGCGGGTCGGCGGCGCGCTGGCCGGCGTAGTTGTAGCCGTCGAGGAACGCTTCGCGCTTGGCCTTCGGATCGCTCGCGAAGCCGCCGACGCTGGGCCCCATGCCGAGCATCGCATCCGACTGCGCGCGCGCACCAGCGAGGGCGTCCATGCCATGGTGGCCGAGCGCCCCGAGCGGCATCGGCCCGGGCATCGGCGCCGGCACCTTCGACTCCATGCCGCTCGTGATCTGCTGCGTCTGGTACGTGACTGGAGCCGACGGCATCGCCATCGCACTCTGCTGCGACGAGAGGCTCTTGAAGATGCTTGCGGCGTTCGCGAGGCCCTTGCCGAACCCGCCACCAAGACGCTCGCCCATCGTCAGCTTTTTCTCCCTCTTCGCTTCCTCCTGAGCCGCGGCCTTGTTCTCGATGCTCATGCGGCGCTCTGCTGACGCCGCACCTCGTCCCTCCTTGTCGGACAGCTCGATCCCATGTCGCTCCTTCGCGCGCGCGAGGCCTGAGTCCTGCTCGTCGCGCCGCTTGAGCGCGCCCATGATGCCGCTGTCCTGCACGCCGGGGCTCATGCCCTCGACGGCCATCGGCGCCGGCCTCTGGCTCGTCTCGCGCGCCTCCTGGTCGAGCAGCGCCTGCCGGGCGATATCGCGCTGGCGCGAGATCTCCGCGCCGGCCACGTCGGCATCCTGCCCGCCGGTGCCCCACGTGCTCGACGCCTGCTGGAGCGCGCCCCATGTCGTCGGCACCTTCGCCCGCTCGTCGCTCTTGATGCCAGCCTCTAGGATCCCTGCACCCATGCCCACGCCCATGCCGATCATGGCGTTGCGGTTCGCGTCCGCGCGCGCCTCGGCGGCGGCCTTCTGCTGGATCGCCTGCGCCTGCTGGCCGAGCGCGTGCGCCTGCTTGTTGCCCTGGGCCTGCAGTTGCGTGGTGTTCACGCCGATCTCGTTGCCGTACATGCCTTGCGCGTACTGGTCGTTCCGCGCGCGCTGGCTGTCGTCGAACGACGCCTGCGTCTGCGCCATCTGCGCGTCGATGGTCTGTCCGCCGTAGTCCTGCTGGCGGATGCCAGTGAAGCCCTGTAGGGCGGCTTGCTCGGCCGCGAGCCGCTCCTGCGCTGCGTTGATCTGCGCCTGGTTGCTGATGGCGCTCTGGCCCGCGGCCACACCGAACGCGTTCTGCTGCTGCGCGAGCGCGAGTGCCGCCGGACCGCGCGCGCTAGCCGCGATGCTCGACTGCTCACGTGCAAGACGGCCGGCGTCGCGCGCCCCGACCATCTCGGCGATCGACGGCACCTGACCGCGCGCGCGCGCTTCCATCAGCGCGGCCATGCCGAGTTGCTTCTGGCGTGCTTCGAGCGCGTTCGTGCGGTTGCCGAGCGCGCCCGTGAAGTCCACTTGCACGCCGGGCCGGTTGTGCGCTGCCTCCGCTTGGTTGCGGAAGTAGGTGGCGTCGGCGGCGGCCTTGCCCTTCTGACCGCCGTACTCGTAGGCCGGGTTGTCGCGCGTCTCGGCCTGCCGCGCGCCGACCGTCTCGGACACGCGATTGCGCAGCTTCTGCTGGAGGTCGTCACCGAAGATCGAGTCATCGAGCTTCGCGCGGTCCTCGTTGCTCATCTGCGAGACGAGCCGCTTGTATTCCCGGTCCATCTCCGGAGTCCACTCAGCCATCACATCACCTCGCCTCGTCGGGCAGCCGATACGCGCCCTGCTGCGGCGCCACCTCGAAGGCGAGCGCGATCCACGTCGCGCCCTGCCCCGTGGTCACGCTCTGTCCGGTGCTGGGTGTCGCGTCCTCGAGCTTGACGCGTAGGGCCTCGCACCGCGCGTCGTTGCCGAGCGGGTGCTCCATCTGCTGATTCGGCAGCGCGCTGACCAACGTGTTGATCTGCGTCGCCGTGTAGAGGCGCGTATTGGCGTAGCTTGCCGAGTAGTCGTACGCCAGGCTCACGGTCACGTCGTGGTGCGTCCCGCGCTTGGCGAGCACAAGCAGGCGATTCACGTGCTGATGGCCCTGCAGCCCGCCGGCCTTGATCCACGGGCTGACCGCGCGCATCGCCACCCACGTCGAGCTCGGGTCGAGATACGTCGCGCGGTCCTCGACGTACACCGTGGCGGACGAGTCCATCCACGCATAGCGGTAGCCGCTCGACGTGTAGATCATGGCCGCCGACACGGCCGGCGCATCGGCGCCGCCTGCGCCCGTGCGTCGGTCGACCGACACCCACTGTTTGAGAGCGAGATCGAACACGAGCGTGCGGCCTAGCCCGCCGGGTACAGCGTCGGCTTCACCACTCGCGCAGTCGATGAGCACGCACGACGACGCCGGGTCCACCGTCATCGCGAACACGGCCGGGTACGACGCGAGCGTCTCCTGCACCGGCTCGCCCACCCATTCGACAGCCTGCCCGCGGTTCAAGAGCTCGATGCCGCGATCGCTCTGGAAGAAGCATCCCAACGACGTCACGCACGTGTGATGACTGCTAGCGCCGATGTCGACGCCCAGCCGGCGCGGCGCGCCCAGGCCGCCCTGCATTCCGTTGTCGCTCGGCGGCTCGCCGCTGATGGCGTAGATGTCCCTCCGCTTGAACACGAACAGCGCCCCGTCCATCACCGCCAACGCCGTGACGTCGCCGTCGCCGGGCACGGGCACTTGAAAGATCGGATTCCACCACAGCCCCTCGCCCACGACCTGCTGGCCCGAAAACCACACGTCCGAGCCCACGGCGCCGCATAGGAATCCGTTGTAGGCCACGAGGTGCGTCAGCCCAGGCGGCGCGCGGCGACTCTGAGCGGTGCCAATGACGCCTGGTTGCGTGTAGAGCTTCGCGTTGGCGCCCAGTACCGTGTCGCTCGTGGCGTCGCTGTACGTGATGACGCCGGTGGGGTCGTTCGTCACCGTCGCCAGCCGGTAATACGGCGCCTCTCCGCCTGTCTTCGTCCGGTAGATCGCCACGCGCAACGCGCTCGCGGTCGTCGTCCCCTGCCGCCGCGCGGTGATCGCGAGCGGGTACGTCTGCACCTGCACCGTCTGGTTCGCCGGGCTCACCGGCTCGCTCGGGTCCGAGACGTCGCTGATGTGGATGTTGCCGTCCGCGTCGACCTCCTCGTAAACGGCCACGTACCGGAACGTCCCAGTGATGCCGGTGCCCGACACGCTCGTCGTCGGCTTCGGCGGTCGGAACAGGAACGAAGCCTCGGCGATGCGCGCGCCGTCCGAGTACGAGACGACGCCGCCAGACAGATAGAGACTGTTGCCGCAAGCCGCCGGGCTCCACTTCGCGGCGTGCGTGAAGTCCACCTCCACGAGCGCCGCGCCGTCGGAGATGCCGCTGCGCTTGATGCCGATCGGGAAGTAGTAGACGTTCGCGTCCGGTCCGGGGATGAACTTCCCCTGACCTACGAGCCCGGGCACGCAGAGCGACGGCGCCGGATTCGCCACCGGCCGCAGCCAAGCCTCGTTCTCTGTCCAGTCAACGAGCACGACGGTGTTCTGCAGGCAGTCCTCGTCGGACCCGAACGCCGGAACGTAGTAGCGGCCGCCGTACTGCGCGGGCTTGCTCGCCACCTGCGCGCTCACCACCGTCACCGCCGTGCCCGGCGTCGCCGCGCCGCCGCTCGTCGTGATGGCGTTCATGTAGAGCGTGCGCGTCGCCGCGTCGTTGCCGCAGAGGCGCGCCGTGCCGGCCGTCTGCCCGTAGGCGATGCCGAGCACCGAAGGCGAGTCGGAGACCGTGGAGAAGATCGTCGCCGTCGTAGCGAGCGCCGTCAGCGTGATGTCCGTTGGGTTGAGCCCGCGCACACGTGCGTTGAGGTTCTCGTTCCAGGCCACCCATAGCGTATCCGTCTGCTGGCCCGCGATGCTCACCGCCGACGGCGTCACGCTCGTCGTGTTCACCGTCTGCGTCTGCAGGACCGCCAAGCCGTCGAACGTCTTGACCGTGAGCTGCGATGCGCCACCGCTCGTGTTCACGTACGCGACGGCAGCCTTGGGTGTCGCGCCAGGCAGCGAGCACACGCTGATGGCGACCGCGGACGCGTCGGTCGCGATGGCCGCGCCGAAGGCCACCCATCCCGTCTCGATGGTTGCCGCGCTCGAAGTGTCGAGATACCACGCGTTGATGGTGTTGCCGGTCGTGTGCCGCAGGAGCACGAACTTGTTGCCAACGGCCACGATCTGCGGGCACGAGACGACGTTGCTAGAGCCGACCACCTCGGGCACACGCACCGTCGCGAACGTCGACGCGTTGAACACCGCGACGATGGTTTCGTGCGTCGTGCCGGGGTCGGTGAGCCAGCACACCGCGAAGTAGCCGTTGGCGTACTCCACGTCGGACGCGAACGACCCAGCCTTGCCAGGCGTCGGGATGTCGACGATGCGCGTGGCGCAGTTGGGCACGCGCCCGAGCTTGCGCCAACGGGTCGCCTTGGCGTCGTACACCTGCGCGAAGCCGTCCGCGATGCGCACCGCCGTGTCCCGGTCGGCCACCAGCTTGTATCCCGTCGTCGGGCTCGACGCGTCGAACAACGTGCTGGTGAGCGCGGCGAATCCGTGGCGCTTGCTGAGCGCGCCTCGCTTGTCTTGGCGCACGTTCTCGAGCGTCGCCCAGCCCTGGCCCGCTTCGACGACCTCGTCGCGCGTGCCCTCGACGATGCCGCCTGCGAACGGGAACTGAATCAGCCCCGCCCCGACGGCCATTACCCGGCCTCCTCGACGATGAGCGTGAACGTGCCCGTCGAGTGCGTCTCCAGCACGAGCTCGTCGTCCGTCGTTGCCGTCGTCTGCCGCAGGTGCGGGCCGCTCGTCGAGCCGCTCGTCCACCCGCCCGACCACCAGTGCACGCGACCGCCGAGACCATGCGCGAAACGCTTGGTCTGCGGGCTCATGGTCGTGCCCGTGATGGCGACATCGCGGAACACCACCCGCTGCGGCCAGTGCCGGCGCTTGATGGCCGCGATCTCACGGAGCACGCGCGCGAGCATGCGCGAGAGCTTGTCCGCGTCCTTGACGTCGTCGGCGGTGATGACCTCGTCCGGCTCGGCGCGGCCGTCGAGCTGGTTCACCGTGCCATCGCTGTCGACGTACGCGCTCACCGCATCCTCCGCACGCGACGTCCCCAACGGTCTGCGTGCATCTCATCGACGATGCGCGGCGGGCTGTTCTTGTCGCGACCACGCGCGATCGTCTGGACCTCCTCGCGGAGCTCCTCGATGAGCGCCTTGCACTGGGCCGCTAGGTCCCAATTCTTGTCCTTGATCGCGATGAACCGCGACGCGTACGCGATGATGTAGTCGTCGAGCCGGTTGATCGTGTCGTACGTGCTCGCGTCATTCGAGAGCTGCGACGGCGTCGGCACGTACCAGAGCGTGCCCGTGTAGACGCCGCCAGGCGTAGGCAGGAGCTCGATGTTGCTCCCGCGCAGCCGGTACGTGTAGGGCACGCCCGTGTACGACGTGGCCGGATCGCTCAGCGACGGGCGCTCGTGCATCTCGTAGCCGACGAGCCACACCTTCACGCCGTTGGCCGTCAGGTCCACCGAGATGAGGTGGTCGAAGTCCGGGGGCAGCGCGTACGTGGACGTCCCGCTCACGGTCGTCACCGTCGTGCTGGAAAGCGCGCGCTGGTCCGGCAGACTGTCCGTCAGAATGCGGTGCAGGCTGCCGAACGCGCGATTGATGTAGTCGTTGCAGTCGGCGTCCGGATGGCGCACCGTCGCGTTGGTTCCACCGGAGTCGGTGAACCGCCGCACGTTCGTGCGAATCTGCGCGAGCGTTTGATTGAGCGCCATCCGTCCGCCTTACTTCCCGACGTAGGAGCAGAGCGCGTCGACGAAGGCGTCCCAGTCGCCATCGTGCGCCGCGTCCTTCATGATCTGCTTGTAGTCGTCGCCCTCGGCGGGCTCGGGCGCGCCCTCCTCATCGTCGTCGCCGGGCGGCATCGACTTGGAGGGAGCGCCTTTCTTCGCCTTGAGCGCCAGGAGCAGCGCCTTCACCGTCAGCCCGTGAACTTGTCGTTCAGGTTGTCCGACGAGACGCCGATCGTGATGACGACCTTGTCGCCGTCGGCGGGGGCCGTCGCGGTGCCGGCGCTGTTCGTGCTCACCGAGGTGAGAACGAGCGTGCCGTCCGTCGCGACGTTGTTCGTCGTGATCTGGAGCGACAAGGGGTCCGCGCCGGTCGCCTTCGTCCAACCCTGGTTGAACTCGGTGACCTCCGCGTACGCCTTCGGCAGTCGGACGGTGAACGTCGTGGTCGTCGTCTTTTCGATCGACGCGCCCAGCGACCTGTAGGTGACAGCGGACGACGCGCCGAACGTCACGCGGAGCTTGTAGATGTGCTCCCCGTAGACGTTCGTTTGCGCGCCGTCGCCTGCGAGTACGGGCTCAGCCATGGCTCACACGTACTCCACGACGACGGTGCACTTGCCGATCGGCGAGGTCGGCGTACCCGTCTCCGTCGACTTGAACGTGAGCACGTTGCCGACCGCGAGGGACGCGGCCGACTGCGTCACCGTGAGCGCCGCCGGCTGGAACGCCGACAGCGCGGTGCCGCCCGTGTTCGTGTTCAGCGTCGCCACCACCGTCGCCGAGCCGCCCACGCCATCGCGCTTGCTGACGTCGAGCGTGACGTAGTTGGTTCCGTTGATCGCCAGTGCCGTCGACGGCGTGAAGTGCGCGCTCTTGACGATGCACTTCTTGTCGATGCGAAGGCCGATCTCCGCCATCGTCGCGTCCGAGGTGACCTCGAACGTGAAGACGTGTTGATGCGCCTTGCCGACCTCGGCGATCGCGTCCACCGCGCCGGCCGTACCGAGCTTGCCGGCCTGCTGCGCCTTGAGGAGTTCCCTATCCGTAGGCATGTGTCATCGCTCCTTTCAGGCGGTGACGGCGACCCGGCACCAGTAGGCCGGGCACTCGTTGATGAAGGCCATGTCACCGACGGCGCGCACCTCGCGCGCATCGGCCGCGTCCTCGAGCATCGGATCGCCCGGGGTCGCGTCGTCGTCCCAGTGCACGAGCTCGCCGAGCGAGGCGAGTACGCAGGTGTCACGCTGGCCGCAGCGCTCGACGTCGTCGGGCATCCACGGGTCAGCGAAGATTTCGAGCCGACCCGTCGGGCCGATGAGCTCGATCGCCTCGTACGTGACGCCGACGCTCACCTTGCCGACCGGCGCCGCGGGGGCCTTCGTGAAACGGAGCTGGCCGACGGCCTGGAGCTCGTTCGCGAGGTTCTCCCACTGACGCGTGCTCATCAGGTACGTGTCCGCCTTGCCGCCCGCGTCCGCGACCATGCGCGCCGCGCGGAGCACGCGCTGACGCGGCGTCATCGTGGTTGCCGTGAGGCAGAGACCCGCGAGACGGTTCGCGTAGAGGTTGCGGTTGACGCCGAGGAACGTGCCCGGGCTGCCGGAGTGCGACGGATTCCACCCATCCATGCCGATGAGCGGGGCGTTGTCGTACGTGCCGGCGCGGTAGATGTAGTCGCTCGCCGCGACCGCCGGGATGCCCGTCGCCCAGTTGGTCTGGTCGACGACGATCGTCGGCGCCGTGTCGGTGCCGCCGATGCTGTTGACGGTGACGAAGCCCGGGTTGATCGTGCCGCCGGTTGCGCCGGTCGACTCGGTCTGCAGGGCAGCACCCACCTCGATGCGCCGAATGTCGGCGCCCGTGCGGAGGGTGATCGTCGCCGACGACGTCGGCGTTGAGCCGCTCGTCATGCGCCCGAGCACACCCACGCCGTTCTGGTGGATGTACGTCGACAGATCGTTCTTGATCTGACGCATGAGGTTCTTCGACTCACGCGCCATCGGGTCGACGATGATCGCCTTGTTGCCGGTGTACTTGTACGTACGCCAGAGCAGCCCTTCGAGGCTGAACGCGCCGTAGTACGAGCGCTTCTGCACCTCGAACTCGACGGCCTTCGACGCCGTCTTGTACTGCTTGGCGTCGCCGAACGTGGAGCTGATGCCCTGCGGCGAGCCGTAGCCGACGCCGATGTAGCGCTTCTTCTCTCCGAAGTTGGTGTCCTTGCGGAAGATGCCGAGCGCCGGAGAGTTGTCGAACAGAGCTTCGTAGATGGACTTCTGAGGCCACAGGTCTCGAATGAGCTTGTAGGCCGAGAACGTTGCAGCAGGCATGACGCCTCCCGCATCGGCGCGTGCGTGTTAGCCGCGCGATGCTTTGATCCGCGCCACGCGTTCGTCGAACGGGAGGGACGACCAATCGTCCTCCTCCACGACGGACGCGCGCTGTTGCGCGAGTGCGTTGGAAACCGTGGTGGTCGCCTTCGCTGCGGCGGATCGGGGGAGTGTCGTTGCTGCTGGTACGTTGCTGGTGAGTCCGTAGAGGCTCGCGTACTTCTGAGCGAGCGCGCGTCCGTCGCTGTCCAGGAGCTCCTCGAGTGCATCGAGCAGCGCCTGCGGTCCGCGTCCTGGAACGCGTGAGGCAGCGACTTCGGCCATCTGCATGAATTCGTCTGGGTCGGTCTCGAGGAGCTTCGACGCAAGCGGCGCCTGTGCGCTCGACTCGCGGACCATGCCCAGGAACTGCTCGGTGGCGCGGCGCTCCTCGGCCGCGGCCTGCGCTTGATGCTGCTGCGCGAGCAGCTGTTGGATCATCGCGTTCTGTTCGGCGATCTGCTTTTCGAGCGCCGACAGCTTGGGGTCGACGGCCGCGCGCGTCGCCTGGAGCGCTGCGGCCTCGGCCACGCGCTCGGGGTTGGTCATCGACTCGCGAATCCAGTCGGCGAGCCGCTCAGGTCGGATGCCCTTCTTCTGCGCGAGCGCGAAGAACGCCGGCTCGTCGATGCCGTCGAGGTCGACGAGCTTGGCGGCGCGCGCCTTCGCCTCCTCGGCCTCGCGCTTGAGTGCTTCGAGCTCGCGCTCGTAGCGCGTCTTCTCGCTCGACCGCGCAACCGCATCGCGCTCCTGCGCCTTGAGGGCGTCGAGGCGCGCGCGGCGTTCGGCGGCGCGCTTCTGCGCGTCGTCTGAGTCTGCCGCCGGAGCAGCAGGAGGGGGGGTTATTGGCTGCACCGCCGCGTCGGCGGCAGGCTGAGACGACGCGTCCCCGTTGGCCTCGTCGGTGGGCGCGAGGGCCTCGGTGCGTAATTCGTCGTGCACGGCTGCAAGTCGCTGGTCGAACGTGCCGACGTCGGTGTTGGCTTCGCTGGGCTGGTTCACGTGTTCATGCGCTTGTCCTTCGCTGGGTCATTCACGCTGCGACCTGGGCAGGGATGCCGAGGTCGGGTAGATCGGGCGCCTGGGGCTGCGCGGGCGCGGGCGGCCCTGCGAGGTCGCTCGGCTCGCCGGGTGCGGGGGCCTTGAGCTTGCGCATCTCCTCGTCGGCGTCCTTGAGGAACCGGCGGAGCAGATCCGCGTTGAACTCGGGCATGCCGTCGAGCAAGCCGCGATTGAGCTTCTGCTGGGCGCGCTTGGCCGCCCACTGCAGGTCCTGGTACGCGCTCGGCGGCATGTACGCCGCTTCGCCCTCGTCCTCCTCGGCCTCGGCCATGCGCTCGAGCATCTCGTCGACGACGAGCTTGTCCGCCGTCTCGAGGTCGAGCTCCGCCTGCAGGTCGGGCGCTTCGAGGTGGCGCAGAAAGCCCGCGCGGTCGATGAGGCCGGTGTTCCAGAGGTCTTTGAGCTTTTCGAGCCGCGCCGGGAGCTGCTGCGGCAGGAGCGAGGTCGGGAAGACGCGGATCTCGACGCCGTCGACGTAGACATCGTTCCACGACAGATCGACGAGCCCGCCCTTCATGGGCACGCTCACCGCCATGTCGCCGTGGTCGTTCGCGATCTGCTTGGCGCAGTCGATGAGCCGGCGCGCAACTTCGAGGCACCAGGACTCGTACGCGCGCCCGAACACCATGAAGCGCTCGGTCTCGACGTCGTCAAGGGCCTGGAGCGCGACGGCGGCGGTGATGCCGGCGGGCTTCTGGCTCTGCACGCTCATCTGCGACAGGCCCATGTCGTTGAGCGCGTCTTGCGTCAGCTCCCGCGGGCGCTGGCGCGTGTGCTCGTTGACGAGGTCCATCTGGAAGACCTCGGGCTTGCCGCCGTTCTTGTGGCCCAGGATCGTGATGCCGTTGCGCAGCTCCTGCGTGTGGATGCCGGAGCCGTCGGGCACGAGCACGCCCACGCCGCTCATGCGGTGCTGCTCGCTCGACTTCTCGCTCGCGCAGTTGATCTCGTACTGGTAGCCCTCGGCCTGCTCGACGAGCCCGTGGCCCCAGTAGCCCGTGAGCGGGTCGCTGTAGTGCAGGACCGCAAACGGGAAGTACGAGTGCTCCCACGCCTCGTCGATGAGCGTCGCGCCCTCGCAGACGACGACGTGCCGGCCGTCCTTCGCGCCTTCGCTCGACGGCAGGTGCCACGCCTCGACGATGTCGACGCGGTCGACGGTGATGCCGGCGCGATCGTCGGTGTACTCGGCCGCCTCGATGCGCCCTGCGGTCTCAAGGGCCTCCTTGATCTTCGACTTCCACCCACCGGACTCGGAGCGCGCGAACAACTCCAGGGCCACGCCGCGGTCGATCGACCGGCAGTGGTAGAGGTTCCGCGGGTCGCCGTAGCGGGCGTCCCACTCGTCGACGTAGAGCTCCCACGGGTGGGCGCGCTCGGTGCGGATCTTGTCGCCCTCGGTCCAGACCTTGAGGACGCCGCGGCCGAAGATGCACGCGTCGCGGACGATGAGCTTCGCCCACTTCTCGAAGATGCGCTGGCGATAGAACTCGCCTTCGAGGAACTGCGTCATCTTCCGCGCGCGCTTCTGGTTCGTCCACGAGCCGCGCTGCGTGAGCACCTGCGGTAGCGGGCGCTGCTTCGCGATCTTCGCCGTCAGCGTGTCGGCGGCGCTGCGACAGACGTTGTACGGGAGCGTCGCGGGGCCGTACTCGTAGCCTCGGCGCGACGTGCCGCGGATGCCCGGACGGTCGGAGGCGCAGTACAGGCCCGCGTGGTACTCGTCGGCGTCGAGTCGCCATTCGCACTCGTCGCGAACGGTCTTGAACACGCTGAGCAGCGCGACGTGCGCGTTGCCCTTCGGCTCCTCGTTCCAGCGGGCGTTAGTCGCCTTCATGACGTCGCCTCGATGGCGCTGCGGAGGACGAGCGCGTGCTCGAACGGCATCGGGCCGGAGTCGAGGAACAGCTTGCACGGGCCGCCGTGGCCGGTGCGCTCGCAGCACTTGAACACGGCGCGGTGCTCGCGCCTGTCGCGGGTGCGGTAGCTGACGTACGCCCGTCCGGCGCAGTCGAGGCGAGGTGCGCCGCTACGCGTCGTCATGCAGACGCGGAACCGGCCCGCCCGAGGCTAGTCCGGCGATGCGCCTGCGCTGTTCGCGCGCGCGTCGCTCGGCCTCGGTGGGCGTCGTCGTCTGCTGGGTCTCCGTCACTGCCACCGGCTCCGCGCCTAGGCGAAGGGATACGAGCTTGCCGTCCGTCGACCACGCCGCGTCAGTCGCACCGACGGTGCGCATCCACGTGGCCTTGACGGACCAGTCCTCGCTCATCCCCGTGCCAACGGATTAGCACGAGCTCTGGTGTATTGGCAAGGCATCATCTGCGCCAGTGCGCCCCGCGCCCTCGGTCCTGCACCGTGCCGACGAGCCACGCGGGCTTGTCCTGCGCCTTCTCCCACGCCACCCGACGCCGCTCGACGAGCGCCTCCTCGTACTCGCGCGTGCCGACCTTCGGCGGCGCCTTGGGCACGACGTCGCCGCTCACCTGCCAGAGCGCAAGCACCAGCGCGCTCGCGAGGTCGCCGTGACCGCCTTGGCTCCAGCGCGGGTGCACGATGCTCATGCCGCCGCCGCTCGTGGGCTTGCCCTGCACCTCCCGCAGCTGCTGCACGAGCCGCTCGGCCATGCCCTCGGGCAGGCTCGGCGTGTGGATGCGCACGCGCCCCTCGCGCAGCAGCATGCGCGCGCGCACGTACGTCTCGTGCGGCTGCACCGGCGCGGCCGCGTAGGTGAGGTCGTGCGTCTCGAGGTGCTCGGCGATGGCCTCGCGGTAGTGCTGGTCGGCCATCAGGTACGACGCGCGCCCCGCGATGCACTTCGCGAACGCTGCAACCGTCGCCGACGGTTTGAGCGGCAGGCCCTCCTCTGGGCGCAGCTCGACGCCCGCGAACACATGCAGGACGCCACCGCTCAGCGCGACGAGCATCAGCGCGCTGGAGTCGGACCGAAAGCCGAAGTCACCGCCGGCCGCGATGACGTCGCCTGGCGCAGGCGCGTACGGCTCGTCTACGGTGGCCGCGTCGATGATGGCCTCCTCGAAGAACACCGTCGTCCCGCTCGTCATGAACTGCGCGTCAAACTCGCGCCGCGCGTTGTCTGGATCGCGTCGTCGCTCGCGCTCGACGATGCTGCGCGTCATCTCCGAGTCGTGCAGCACCAGCGTGGGCGCGTGCGCCACGAGCGCGTCAGTGGGCTTGCCGAAGTTCTTACGGTACAGGTCGTAGAGCAGCCCCGCCTGCGCCCACGGCGTCGACGCCACGATGGTCTGCCCGCCGGGCAGCACGCGCGCCGCGCCCGCGCGGAAAATCTCCACGTCGTTGACCTTGTACGACGCGTCCCGGAAGAACGCCGACTCGTCGAGCGCGAAGTCCGTCAGCGCGCGACCACGAGCGCCGTAGCCGCCTCGCGTCGCCACGCCCGTCTCGAACGTCACCCGCTGCCCGTCGGGCCGGAGCAGCACGAACTCGTCGGCGCGCGTCTCCACGAGCATCTGCGCGAGCTCGGGCTTGCTCCGCACGGCGCCGAGCGCGTAGTTGAGCACCTCCGCGCGTAGCTTGTCGTTCGGGGCGACGATCAACGCGACCGCGCGTTGGCCCGGCGCCATGCTCGACAGGTCGCGCACGAGCATCCCGAACACCAGGCGTAGAGCCACGAGGACGTAGGACTTCCCGGCGCGGGCGCCGCATACGGCAGCAACCACACCGCGCGCCCCCATCGGCACCTCGGCGATACCCCCGAACAGGGATGCTCCGTCGGCTCCGCCCACGGGGCAGCCGCCATCAAAGGCCACGCGCGCGAGCTCAGACTGGCCCGGGGTGAGCTGGACTCCGAGCCACTCGCAGAAGCCGAGGAAGGCACGCGGGACCTCGACGACCTCAGTGGCGCGCGTCGCTCGCTGGCTCGATGCCAGCATCTTCGCGAGTCGCATCAACCACCTTCCGATACGTGTCCGCGTCGAGGTTGCGTCGCAGTCGCTCGGTCAGCGCGCCGAGCTCCTCGGTCACCGCGAGCCGCACCTTTTGCGCCCACTTCTTGGGCCAACGCCGCTCCATGACCCACGCGCGCGCCTGCCAGACGTCTGCGCCGTGCGACTGCACCACCGCCGGCTGCGCGGTTCGGATCTCGGCGAGCATCGCCATCTCCGACTCGGCCTCGGCCCTTTGCAGCGCGTCAAAGAAGTCCGAGTACGGCTCGCGCCCCTCCGCGCCCCACGTCTCCCAGTTGTGCAGCGTCTGCCGCGTCACTCCCGCCGCCGCGCACGCGGTCGCCTTGTAGTTGCCCTCGCGAACGGCATCGAGGATCGCCTTCGCGACCTCAGGCGTCAGTAGCGTCGGCCGCCCCTTCACGCCTTCACCCGCGACGCGCGCGCCTTGC